ATTAAATCTTCTTGACTTGTGCCAAGTGTTTTTATTTCAGTACCGTATAGAGTTTGTTCAATCCTAATACCGTATTGATCTGAATAAGTTGGACGTACATCTTGTATAAGATTGCCGTCTATTTCTGTTTCAATTCTACTTGGACCTGCTTGACTATCATCGTATGCATGTACTTTAGTATCGCCTACTTGTATTCTATTAGGAACAACAGTTCCAAAGAAATTAGTAATAGTATCGTCAACATATTTTTTATTTGGAATATGATCGTCATCAAGTACTCTAGTTTCATAACCTGCTGTACCTTTAACAGTTACCATACCCGGATTAGGTGATATGTTACCTGATAAATTATACTGTCCCATTAGGTTTAAGTCAACCCCTGGTGTTACAATACTTACTGTTTCAATACCGCCAACTCTTCCGCTAGGTGATCTATTACTCCAAGCACCTAAGTCTGTAGTGCCGCCATTTTGTGTATCTGTCCAGTTTACACTTTCAACAAATACCCAAGTAGCATCTTCAATCGTTCCTCTATCAACACGAAGACCGGAAGAGCCATCTCTAGTGATGCCATTTCCGGTTTCGCCATTGTTTAAAGTAATAATATTATCTTCAACTGAAGTGTTGACAGTATCTAGAGTAGTTTGCGTCCCTTCAACAGTTAAGTTGCCGGTGATATAAACATCACCAACTTCTGTTCCTGTGTCCAGTGTAATTCTACCACCGCTCTTGACAACTACTTGATAGTTGCCGTCTGCTACTCTAAGATACTTGTCCATAAGTTATTCCTTATGCGTCTTCAGTAAAGTCTGAATCGTCAGTTCCGATTAATGTATCATCGGCACCAGCTTCTTCAATTTCAACAGCGTAATCGCCGTCACTAGCTGTAAAGTTCCACGAAATAGATGTTCCATCTAATGCGTTTGTACCTGTTGCATTTGGAGCAATGATAGTTGCCTTACGTCCTGAAATTTTACTAACTCCGTAAGTTTCACCGTCATCACCTTTTACACTAATAGCCATTTCTGTGCCAGTTAGCGTAGCTGGTAGTTTACCAGTTGTTAATACACGATCGTAAGTTGTTGCTGGTGTACCGATAGCCGCTACACGAAACTTTTTAGATCCTAATTGCTTTACGATATAGCCTTCAACAACGGCTGCACCGTTATAAAAGTCTACTTTGATTTCATTACCATCTGCTGTAGCTGGTCCAAAAAATCTTTTATTAAGTGGTCTTCCCATTTTTTTTCTCCTATAAAAAGTAGTCCTATGCCCGTTCTATGAGCTACGCTGTGGGTACAGCATAAGTCCGCCTTGCGGCACACTATTTGACAATAGTATTTATCAATCTAAAACAGTTACGGACTGTAAGTCAAAAAAATAGGACCCGAAGGTCCTATTTCTCAGTTTTAATAAAACTTAGCTAAAGCTAACGTTACCATTAGTAATTGCAACTTTACCTAAGTAATCTGCTGCATTACCAAGTGACGAAGCTGTGTTAGACAGTTCAACATAACCGTAACGTGTCATGAATGACACAGTTGGTTCAAATGTTGACGGATCTAATACAACACCACTACTCATTAATGGAATGTATGGGCAATAGAATGCAGGTGCGTCTGATTCAGATGCTCCTTTATAACCAACAAGTACATCAGCGTTATCAGCTGAGTAAGTGTTAACGTACACTTTCATTGCATTGTTCAAAGTACCAACCATCTTAGTGTTAGTTGGAGCTTCAAAAGTACCTTCAGTTGTTCTTGCGAACGCAGAAGTTGTTGCACTTTGTAGAATTGTTAACGCAAATGGGCTAACTACGGCGTAGTTACCTGCGCCTCTACGTGTACGCTGTGCAATCAAGTTAGCAACACGGTTGATTTGAACAGCTAATGCAGCATGCTCGTCACCAACAAATGTAGCTGTACCTGATACAGCAGCTTGGTCATATGTTTCAGCGGCATTACCAGCTAGGCTGTTAAGGCTTGCTAAAACTTCTTGATCAATCTCAGCGGTAATTTCTTGTGCTAAAGCAGCCATAATTTCTGCTTCAACGTCAATACCGTGCATTGATTGTGCATCCTGTGCAGCTTCAAAAGTCCATCTAGCTGATAGCTTTCTTGACTTTGCTTCTACAGTTTGCTTTAAGATTTGAATGCTTAACTTACGTCCAGCTTGGCCTTCTAAAGCTGCTGTTTGAGCTGCTTTATCGTCCGCTGCGCCTGAATAGCCTTCAGCAATCTTAAATGGGCTTAATGCCTCTTCACCAGCTGCAGTGTCTGTTCCGTTTGTGCTATCAAAAGCATCTGCGTAACGTACACGTAACGTGTGAATCTGACCAACTGGGCCGGTCATTGGTTGTACACCAACTAATTCGTTGGCAATAACAGTTGGCATAACACGTCTGATAACTGGTAGGATAACACGGTTAAGTGTTGCTACGTTACCAGCTGATGTTGCTCCAGCTGTTGCACTCTCAGACAAATACTTGCGAGTGTTTTCTAGTGTGGCAGCCATCACACTTTTCTTGTTACCGTCTAGGCCTTCAAGAAGAGCGTCTTTGGTTTCTGTCCAGCGACTTTCTAATAGTTCTGACATCATTTTCTCCTTAATTTAATCCAGCAAGACGGCGTATATCTAATACATTAGATTCGTCTGCTTTGACATGTGTCGTTGTTTTTGCTCTGTTGCCTGTTACTTCTGTTGCCTCTGATAATACTTTTGCCTTACGCTTTGCTGGAGTATGCCCATCTATAACAGATGGTAGGTACTTGTCAAAAGATTTTTGTAATCTCTCAGTTTGCACTGATTCCAGTAAGTCAGTCATAATTTCTCTTTGATCGTTGCCTAGTGGCGCAATCAATTCGTTTATGGTTCTTTCGCGTGTTGCTGATTCAACTAATTGCTTGTTCTCAGTTGCCTGAGCTTCTGCTAAATCTTTAGCTTTGCCAGCAAATGCTTTTGCTTCTGCTAGTTGTTTGTCTTTCAACTCAACAACTTTCAATAGCTTGGCACTTTCGCTTTTTTCGTTTAGGTAGCTACCTGAATATTCATTACTGAATGCTTCAAATATTTTGCGACCAAAATCGTTTCTTCGTGCTTCTTCAATATCTTCTTTAAGCTGTGTAATTTCCCCTTTAAGGACTTTATCAACTGTTTCAGATACTGCTGTAGCACTTCTTTCAACAAAGTTAGTTTTAACTTTCTTGAAGTGTTCTTTAGCTTCACGTACTAAACGTACTTTCGTTTCTGCTAAATCTTTTTTATCTTCGTAGAACTCTGCAATTTCTTTAGAAAGAGCTTCTATTACAAATTCCTCAAGCTGTGCATACTTAGATGCCATTGCCTTCTTGTCTTCGTGTAATTCACCAACTTCTTTACCAAGTGTTTCCATTACAAACTTTTGCATTAGGTCTGCGTTTTCACGCATTGCTATTGCATATTTTGCTTTGGCCTCAGCAAGTTGTTTACGATCATCTGAAAATTCAGCAATTTCTTCTGCTAACTTTTCTGACAACATACTATCAATAGCTTCAACCATTGTAGATTTGTCATGCTCGTATTTCTTTGCGAATTCTTCACGAAGTTCAGCGGTAGCAAGTTGGCGATTCTCTGCGATCTTCGCGTCCCATGCTTCTTGTATTTCTGCTTGTACTTCTTCTGAAAGTGCGCTGCTCTCGAAGAGTGATTTTAATGCTTCCAACATATTATTCTCCTCAGTTATCGGAGCCCGCTTATTATTCCTAATAAGCTCTCTTTTAAATATTTTTGTGCCTTGTCATCGTGCTTTGTTGCCTGTGCTAGTTCGTATGCCTTCATTCCGCCACGTGCATTCATTAAATGTTCGTATATTGGCGTTGGGTAGGCTCCAGGAGCACTTGGTTGTGCTACTACATCTACCGTTATAATCTCAAAGTCGGAAACGTTGCCGCTTCCGTCTTCTGATACGTTACCAGATCCCCTAGATGAGACACCTAGTTTAACTCCGCTTTCTAGCATTGTTTTAACTAGTTGCCCCATTGGGGTTGGTAATACTTTCAATTTACCGTAACCATTTGGCCCGTCCATCCATGTCTCTGTGATCATGTGTGATACGCGGTCTAGGTTAATGTTAAGTCCTTCTGGATGATCTACTTCGCCAAGAACACTATAACCACCTGATATTTGGTCATTAAGGGTTTTGACAGCCCTGCCAATTTCTTCTACAGGATACATACGCTGATTAGCGTTACGTACTCCGCCTTGGATACAGATACCTTTTAGGTATAAGTCTTTTCCTTCGTTAGCAGACTCAACGACCATTTGTGCTTGGTCAAATGTCAAATGCTCTCTTAAAAAGTTTCCCATTCAGATTCCTTATTTGCCGACTATAGATTTCTTATTGTCAGCTGCTTCTGGCTTCCCTTTTTTCTCTGCACCGTGTCCTGGCTCTGATTTGCCAGCTTTAGACGCTTTACCGCCTGGTACATTGATGTTCCCGCCATCTTGGTCTTTAGCGTTTAAATCGCCTAGACCAGCATGGTCACCACTTCCTGCTTCTCCTGCTTTCGCAATGTTAGCACTTGTGCCGCCCATATCGTTAGCACCTGCTACTGGTGACTTACCGCCGTCTCCATTATCGCCTGTGCCTTTTTTCTCTGCGCCGTGTCCGCTTGCTACTTTGTCAACGTACTCGCGCATTTGTTCTCTATCTGATTTTGCTGACTCTTCAACTTCTTCGTCTGTAGCTTCTTCAACTTCATCATCAGTTGCTTCTTCTACTTCTTCGTCAGCTGCTTCTTCAACTTCTTCGTCTGATGCTTCAAATGCAAATGCTTCTTCTTCCGGCTCTTCTTCGCCTTCGTCGTCGCCTTCGCCTTCTTCGTCACCCATCATTTTTTCAAATTCTGCTTTTAGGTCATCTAAAGCATCTTCTAAATCAACTACACGGTCTTCAAGCTCTTCTTCGCCTTCTTCTTCACCGTCTTCGTCGCCTGCTTCGATGTCACCCATCATGTCGTCTACTGGATCTCCGCCCATTTCAGGCTCACCTTCAACTTCAAACTCGTCTAAATCAAAGTTTTCGTTAGTTTCTTCGTCATCACTTGACTCATCAACTTCTTCATCAGTTGTTTCATCTACTTCTTCATCAGTAGCTTCTTCAACTTCTGCATCGTCTTCTTCGATTTCAATATCTGATTCAATTAAACTTGCGTAGATGTCTCTTGACTTCTCTACTACTATATCGTGGAATAGTTCTTCTGCACCAGCTTTGTCTTCATTAACAAGACGCTCGAGCATTTCTTCGAACTTATTTTTATCTGCCATTTCATTTCTCCTATAAAAGTTTTACCTATGGTAAGGCTGTCATTTGTATTTACTATTTATATAAGAATGTGTGTACAAATAGGCTCAAAACGAGCCTTTTTGTCTAGATTTGCGAAAAACTGAAGATTTTCTGGAATTCTTCAAGCTCTATTGTTCTAAAATTGTCAAAAGTATTTAGTTCATCGGGCTTATAATTATCTGGTGCTATAACTCTATGAAAGTTAATATTTTTATTATCACGTATAACTGTTTTTGTTTGTCTTAACCAATTACCGTAAAATGTTGCGCCTTCATTGCTTCTTTTGTAGTTTTTAGTATCAGCATATAGGTTATTTAATTTACTATTGTTTTCAAGTCCTGCATAATCAAATCCTAGTATATAGATATCTTCGTATTCGTGTTCAGCTGCAAGCCATAATGCTGTAGGACCACTACTCCATCCTTTACTTGGCTGGAAGTAATTTACATTTTTTATATCGCTAAATGCATTATTGTGATTAGACCAAACTTTGTTATTGTTTTGATAGCCACTTCTAGATATCTCAAGTATCATTTTTACATCTACAGCTATTAAATAGTCAGGTGCAAATGTTCTATACAGTGCATTACATCCATATACAGTGCCTAAATCTAACAATGCTTCTGGTTCTATAGCAGATCTACTAGTTCCGTTACCCAATACAAAGGCAACACTAGTATCTTTGTTAGATACAGTCTTCTTTATATCTTGTTTTTGTTTTTGTAGTTGCTTTTGAAGTCTTCTTTGATTGCGTATTACACGCCATTCTTGTTTGGTATATAGAGACTTATCTATTTTGGCCATTAAATAGCACCGCCGGCCTCCGCTTGTGCTGCTATGCCATACATCTGTCTAACAAAATCTAGTTCGTTAGTTATTTCTTCTTGATGCAATTCAGACGCTTTACGTATTCTGTTAAGTTGACCAAGTGTTAGTCTAGTTGCCCTAGTGTCAGTTGCCTTTACTGGGGATTCATCGTGTTGAGGCTCGTAACCTTTGTTGTCTACAGGCTCAATTGTTTCTGGGTCAAAGTAAAATAGTTCTCTAAGTATCATATTGTATTTATACCGTTTGGTCTGTTGTTGGCGTTCCGCCTCCAAGCTCGGTTCCTGTTGTTGTTTCTGGTGGTGTTCCTTCGCCGCCATCTTCGGATGGTACAGAAGCGTCTTCATCTTCTATTCCGCCTAGGTCTGAATCCATGCCTGCACCTGATATACCGCCGCCACGCATCTCTCCTGCGGCGTCAGTTGCTGGTGTTTCTATGTTTTCATCATTTTCTTCTCTCCATAGGCGTTCATTTTCAGCTATTTCTTCATCTGTCATGCCTAAGAAGCGTTTTAATGCAAATCTGTTACTAATATACGGTATTGCACTCATTTGTGTGTAAGTTGGTACACGAGCATTGTCTACTTCTGACTGTCTGTACGATGCAAAGTTCTGTGGTGGTTGGAAAACTAGGTCAAACATCGAAGTATCAACGTTTACACCTTTTTCTAACAAATATTTCTTAAATTCTTGGTCAAATTCTTCAACAAGCATACCTTGTAAGCGTTCACAGTAAGTGTTGAACCTTAATTCTTGTATATATGCTGTTCCGACTCTACCGTCATTGTACTGACTACTTGCATCTTCAGCCCCTGTAGGCAAGTATGAGCTAGGAATTCGTAAACCGCGTACGAGCTTATTAGTAAAATATCTAAGGTCATCAATTTCTCCTAAATTTGTACCACCTGGTAACGTTTCTACTTTAGAACCACGTCCTTCTGCTGTTTGCGGAAAGAAATAGTCTTCATTAATACTTAACGGGTTGTAACTACTGTCTATAACATTGGTACCCCCGCCTGATTGGCTTGGAATACGTCTTTGGTGTATCTCTGTTTTAACACGTTCTACGAATTGCATAGCAAGGTGACTTGGCATGTTACCAACATCAACATAAAAAACACGTCTTTCAGGAGCACGTTGTACTCTGTATATAATAATTGCGTCTTCTAATAGTTCTTTTTGCTTGTATACTTTAAAAATTGTTTCTAATAATGAATTACCAAATGGATAGTTGTTGTCTAAGCCTTCACTCATGCTAAGATGTACAACATGATCGGCATCTACGGCTATTTCTGACTCTTCTCTACTCCAACGTGTGCCTGCTTGACTACCTTGTTGGCTTCCAATATAACCTTTACCAGCACTTGCGCTTTGATAACTGCCTGCGCCACCGTTATTTGTTTGACCATTTGTTTGATGCGGAGTTGTTGCAACTAAATCACCAAAGTTTAAATTAAAATCTTTGATAATATATTGTTCAGGAGTCTTGCCTTCTGATTCGTTAACAATAATTTTTGTTAAATTTGCTGCATCTACATGATATAACTTTTTAGTTTCAGGATCTCTAACAAATAATTGATCACCGTACTTAAATGCATTACGTATAAGTCTAAACATACGTGTTTCAAACTTATTAAGTTTACACCATTGCTGTAAATACTTTGCTAAAATTGTTGTTTCAGAATTTGTTGCTTTTTGTTTAAATTCTAATGTAAAGTTAGTGCCATTTTGCTCATTCTTTTGTGTACAAAACTCAGCAAGGATATCTAGTGCCGCATTAACTTCTGAATCACTGTCCATTGTGTTGTATTGACCATAACGTTCAACACGATTTGGACTACCTACGTATACATCTGGTAAATGTGAATTATAATTCTTAGTAGCAGGTCCAGGCTGAAGCCCGCCATTGTATCCACTGAACGGACTATAGCTTCCATCAACATTAGTACCTGTTGGTACTGGTGTAAAGTATTTTTTCCAGCTCATGTTTTTCCTTTAGTCTACGGCGTCTGCTGTCGCTTTTGTATGTGTAATAATTTT